AAATTGGTATAGATCCTGATGTAGATTTTGACAGAAAACAGGTAAGTGAGAGTGATTTGTGGGAAATATTCACTGATACAATGAAAAGAATATAAAGTTGATACTCGCGAATAAAAACTAATATTCGATAAACTAGCAGAAGGAAAACAATAAAAAATGTACTACGTTGACACTAAAGGTCTTGGGCCAAAACGTACTCAGGACTGCATAAACGCACTAGTAGTTCTTGGGTATAAAGAAATAGATTGTATCAAGGGATAAAATGGTCTTGGTAAGATAGAAATAAAGTTTGGCGAACTTCGATACGTTGGGGTTACGCCGAACAACTGCATTATGCTTTACGATAAGGCGTCTAATTTTGTCGAAGGATCAATACCTGTAACACATAAAAAACTACTGGAGATTGCAAAACTATGATTGACATCACAATATCATCAAAATACAACGGCCAATTGCGCTTAGCTCTTATTCGTCAGCGCATCAAAGACCTCAAAGAAAAGTTTCCTGTTTCTGAGTGGCGATACAAGCTCGATTTCGTAAAGGATTGGGCGCATGGTAATGGCTACTCTAATGAAGAAGTGTCTTATCATTTAGAGAAAGCAGGGCTATGATAAAAACGATGGATGATTTAGAAAAAAGCATCTTGAAAATTAAGCGAACAGTAAGCAAGAAAGAGCATGAGAATAAAGGCCTTAGAGAAGATGTTCGTCGTCTTCGTAATGAGCTCTGTGACGTTAAGAGCGCTTACTCTGATCATGTTAAAAGTACTGCCGAACTGCGTGAAGCAGTAGATCGTTTAAGCGCTGAAAAAAGTAAGTGGCTTCGACGTAAAGATACTTAAATCAAAAACAGCAAACTAAATTTTATGTATAATAAACCTCGTAAATAATAGAATTTATTGCGAGGTTTTTTTATGTGCGTTAAGACAGAAGCTACTAAATTGGGGTTGTTTGCATTTAGTATTATTGCGGGCGGCGGTCTCTTGTATTCTGGGATCATACTGTCTGCGGTGGTTATTAAATGGCTATGAAATTCGATATTGTTGAGGTTGTATCTAGATTCAAAATGGTCGGGGTAATGCTTGGTGTTTCCGGCTCAATACTGACTGCTGGCATTGTTCTTGGTGTGCTGATGGCATCGTATGAAGAGCTTAGGCGTGAGCTTCACGAACAGAAAGAGGACACGCAAAGAGAGCTTGATTTTGTGCGCTCTCAAATGGCTTCTCAGTCGTTACGCATGACCAGTCATCAAGTGGATATGGGTGTTATTAAAAAGATCATTAGGCTTGAGGATAAATAATGGCAAAGAAAACGCTAATTAATTCAAAGTGGTGCGCATTCGCCCGCGCTGCTGAGTCTGGTGAATACACTAATGACGCTGATGCTTATGCTAGCGTTTATCCTAAGGCAAAGCCTCAGTCCTGCATGACCGCGGCTTATAAGCTTTCGTGTCGTCCTGAAGTGATGGAAGAAAGGCTTCGTATTCGTGAGCTGGCTAATCATGTTATTGCCGTCAATGTCGCATCACTGACAAAAGAATTTGAAGAGGCAAGGTCTGTTGCTTTAGAGGAAAGATTGCCTGCCGCTATGGTAGCAGCAACTATGGGTAAGGCGCGTATTCATGGTCTAGACAAAGTAACTGTCAAAGTAGAAGCAAGCGAAGAGCTAACACCATGGGCAGGGATCGAGGCAGGGATCACGACTAAAGATGACATCTAAGCGTAAATTAGTCTGGAAGCCTCAAGAGTCGTTTTCTGATTACTATCTAACCGAAACAAAAGATATAATCAAGTACCGTTCCGTTTTTAGGCCCGATATTGAATATTTCGTTGCTTTTGGTGGTCGCGGTTCTGGAAAGACGTTCCAAAAGGTTGCGGCATGCGTTACTGAGGCGACTATCCGGTGCGTACGAATACTTGTATGCAGGGAAATGCAGAACTCAATAGAAGAGTCGATCAAAGCTGAGATAGAGGCTTACATCGTCGAGCATGAGCTAACTCACTTCTTTGAAATCCAGAAAACTACAATTGTTGGTAAAAACGGATCTCGATTTATTTTCAAAGGGTTAAAGAATAATATTAATTCCCTAAAATCAATATCGGATGTTGATATTGTTCTAGCGGAGGAAGCGGAAAGCATAACGCAAAACTCTTGGGATAAGTTTCTACCATCTATACGACCACGCGACAAAGTTACTAGAGGTGGCGCCCCTATTATCATTGTTGTGTTCAATCCTGCTGACGAGCTAGATGATACTTATCAGCGGTTTGTTGTTAACCCTCCAGAAAACACTATTTCAAAGTGCTTAAACTACGACTCAAACATATTTTTCCCTGCTCACCTTGACAGACAGCGATTGCACTACAAGAAAACCAGACCACAGAAGGATTATGAGCATGAGTGGCTAGGAAAACCAAAAGGCGCAGGCGCAGACGTAATCATAGATAAAGACTGGATAATAGCGGCTAGATTTGCAAGTGAGAATCCGAACTTTAAGAAGGTGGGTAAAAAAGAAGTTGGTTACGATCCGGCGGGCCAAGGCAAAGATAGTCATGCCGTTGTTTATGTCGATGGCAATGTATTAACTGAAATAGATGAATGGGTTATCTCTGACGACTTGCGTGAAGCGTCTAACCGCGCGTTCAAGATGGCCCTTAAATATCGAGCTGATCGTTTTACTTTCGATACCTGCGGTGGTCTTGGTGATGGCGTTAGCGTGTTTATCAGTGATCAAAAAGAAGCTAACCCAAGTGCGGCGCTACATATATCGGTAAACGCTTTTAATGCTGGCGAAGCACCACAACGAGCAGATGAACCAATCGTTCATCTAGAAGGTGCAACAAGGGATGAAAAAACATGGGGCGACATCTACATCAACGAGAAGGGCCAAGCGTGGGCCATTACTGCGCAGAAGCTTTACAACACCTACCGCTTTATTGTGCTTGGTGAAATAGACCAGAACCCAGAAGATCTCTGCTCTATCGACATACAGGACGATGCAGTATTTAACAAGCTAGCACGCGAGCTATCTAGCCCGCTCTGGATTAAATCAAAAACCAACTCTAAAAAGAAAGTCGAATCAAAAGCCGACATGGAAAAACGAATAGGCCAAAAATCACCCAATATTGGAGACGCTTACGTTATGACGAACACCTTCACCAAACACCAATTTACCGCAATGGCTTGGTAACGTGTATAATCGTTTTATCTTATTATCGAAGCAAAGAAGGTTATTATCGTGACTAAACAAGCAACTATCGCGTCACTACAGAAACAGATGGAAACTATTACTAATAGCGTTTCATCTTCTATGAATTCATTTAGAAACCAAGTTACCGGAATGCTTGGCATGAGCCACGGCGGTAAGCGTTCTATTTATGATGTATATGGATACCCTAAAACGCTGTCTGGTGATGATGGATTCAAAAGGATGTATCAGTACTCACGACGCCAAGGTATCGCCAACCGGATCACTTTTGGCATGGCTAAATCGTGCTGGCGTGACGGTTTCAAGATTGTTCAGAAGAATGGCGAAGATAAAGAAACTGATGTCTTGCAGGATGCTATGGACGCATTAGAGCGTGCAGGATTTAACCGTAAAATTGAGCGTGCTGACATTCTTAACCGCATTGGTCGTGCCTCCGTTTTGTTCGTTGGAATTCCCGATGGTCTTGAGCCTTCTGAGCCCGTAGGCAAGGTTGTGAGTGGTGAAAAGAATCTTGAGCTTTTGTATTTTACTCCGTACGCATACGACGGAATACAAATAACCAAACAGGAAGATGATCCAAGAAGCCCGCGCTATGGCCTGCCAAAGCTTTACAAGCTATCAAGAACTTGCATCGATGATAACTCGAAAGACGTGAACTACAACTCTATTGTCGTTCACTGGTCGCGCGTTATTCACCTTAACGAGAACGCTCTTGAATCCGATATTGAAGGAATGGGCGCGCTTGAGCCTGTATTCAACGATATTCTGAATCTGGACAAGGTTTGCGGTGGCAGTGCTGAGGCTTATTTTCGTAATGCTAAAGGTAAAACTGCTTATGAGATAGATCCTAAAGCAACAGTTGGCGGATTTGATAAGAAGGCATTCGATGAGGGCGTTGAGAAATATACTAATAATTTTCAAGATCATACTGTTGCTTTAGGAACCAAGGTTTATACGTTAGACACTCCGCACCACTCACCACTCGACACTGTAAGATTAATTATGTGGATTATATCTGGGTATTCCGGTATTCCAATTCGTGTATTGACTGGCGAGGGCGGTGGGCAAACTACCGGTTCAGAAGATCAGTTGGCATATAACCATCTTGTTAATGACCGCCAAAACTTATTCTGCTCAGCTGCTGTTGAGGATTTGTTAAAGATCCTTGAGTCCGCAGGCATGATCACGCTGCCAGAGCAATACGATATACGGTTTATCCCGCAAGAAGCTGCAACTGAAAAAGAAGTAGCTGATATTGGCAAAACTAAAGCCGAAACTATCGCATCAATTATTAAATCAAAATCCGAGGTTGGCGGCGATAATATCGACGTTGAAAAGGCGCTTAAAGTATGCGGTATCGACGACGAGATAACTGATGGTGAGCTTTCAGAATTTAAAGACGAAGCTGATCTAAACGACGACGGAACAGAAATCGGTGAAAACGAGTGATAGAAAATAATCCGACTCGGACAAAAACCATACAAAACAATTGGTTTCGTGAGATC